TTTGCTACGCCCGCTCAGGCACCTATAACTTTTCTAATGTTAAGAAAGCCCATAGACAGAATCTAGAACTTATCCTAGAAGGCATAGACAACTGGAAGCGTCTTATTATCGAGGAACTGGTCAAGAACCGTTTTCGCCCAACGGGACATAAAGTGCCATTCTGGGATTTGCTTGACCACGCGTCTCTTAACCCTTGGGTGAGCCAATGGGCTAACCATGGCGGTAAAGCCGTCCGTATCCATGACTCGGGTGACTTCTTCTCAGCAGAATACTTTGAGGCGTGGCTGGATATTGCCAAATCTATTCCTTATGTCTTTTTCTATGCCTACACCAAAGAAGTCGAGATGACTAAGCGGTATGACCTTCCGCCTAACTTCGTCCTCATCTATTCCCTCGGCGGCAAGCAAGACCATTTACTAGATTTAGAGATAGATAGACACGCAGAAGTCTTTCCTAGCATGGACGCGTTAGTAGAGGCGGGATATACCGACCAAGAGGATTCCGACATTCTCGCCGCGCTCATGCCTTCCAATAAAGTCGGTATCGTTGCCAATAACATAAAGCACTTAAAGAAAAAGCAAGGCGCAGAGACTTTTGGCAGTCTACAGAAGGCGAGACGGTAATGTGGTCATGGATATTGGCGGTAGTAGGCGTTACTGGCATTTTCTTTGTAGGGCAAAAGAATCTTCTAGGCTGGATTTTTCTGCTCTTTAATGAATGCCTATGGTGCGTCTATGCCGTAACCAGCCACCAGTACGGTTTCATCTTTGCCTCTATCGCCTACTCAACTGTCTATGTCAAGTCGCTCATTCATTGGAAGCGCACAAGTGGCTCTATCTCTTTATGACCAGATTGCTGGCTTATCCCCAGACGAGCGCGAAGCATGGGTTAAGTCACTTCCAGAACCAGTAGTTGGTGACCTTGCCAAGCAGCCTTGGTGGTTTATTGGACGACCTGAGCAGCAGCAACCAGAAGGCGATTGGAATGTCTGGCTTATCCTGTCGGGGCGTGGTTGGGGTAAGACGCGTACTGGCTCAGAATGGCTTATTCAGCAGATTCTTACTCATCCTAAAGCACCAGACGGTGCGCCGACTGAATGGGCAATTATCGCGGAAACCTTTGGTGACTGTCGGACAGTATGCGTGGAAGGACCTAGCGGAATCCTGCGCGTCATGCGCCGTTTAGGAATGGTCGAAGGTCAAGATTTCATCTATAACCGAAGCAGTTGGCAGATTAACTTTATGTCAGGTCAGCGTATTCATATGTTCGGTGCGGATAACCCTGACGCTGGTCGCGGATTTAACCTTGCTGGTGTCTGGGCGGATGAGGTTGCTAAGTGGAAGTATCCGTATGAGACATGGACAGAAGGTATTGCTCTTGCCTTGCGTATTGGAGACAAGCCTCGCGCCATAGTTACTACTACGCCTAAACCCATACGCTTACTCCGCGATTGGACAAGCCGCAAAGATGGTTCTGTCTTTATTACTTCTGGTTCTACCTTTGAGAATGAAGCCAACTTATCCCAAGCAGCCTTGCTAGAACTACAAAGTCGCTATGCAGGTACGCGCATGGGTCGGCAAGAACTTTATGGTGAGTTACTAGACGACATAGAAGGCGCATTATGGACGCGCAAGATGATAGATGACGCGCGTATTACTTTAGATGACTTACCGCCTTTAGTCAGAGTTGTCGTTGCTATTGACCCTGCCGTTACTAGCGGCGAGGAATCAGATGAGACGGGAATTGTGGTTGCTGGGGTAACTGCTGATAGCAATTTCTATGTCTTGGCAGATAGAAGTTTGCGCGCTTCTCCCGATACTTGGGCAAGAAAAGCAGTAGACGCCTACCATGAATACAAAGCAGACCGAGTGCTTGGTGAGGCTAATAACGGTGGAGACATGATTGGTTTGCTATTGCGCCAAGTAGATAATGCCGTTGGATATAAAAAAGTAACTGCTACTCGCGGAAAGAAAGTTAGAGCAGAGCCTATTTCGGCACTTTATGAGCAGGGCAGAGTCCACCATGTCGGCGGGTTTGATGAGTTAGAAGACCAGATGGTGACTTGGACACCAGAGAGCGATAGTTCCCCTGACCGCATGGATGCGTTAGTATGGGCGCTTACGGAATTATCAAGTTCTGGTTCGGCTATGATGAGCCTTGCGGCGTTAGCCAACTTCTGCCCGAAGTGTAAAATGCCAGCACCTAAAAGTTCCACAGTATGTCCGCGTTGCGGCACTACGATGGCAGCATGAAAGGGCATGAATGGGTCTGTTAGATAGATTTGCCAAAGCAATAGCAGCACAGATTGAGAAAGCACCTGCTGGTTCTGTTGTTATGACGGAAGCGCAAATGCGTAATGCTGGTATCGGCAATACTCAATACGGTTATGGCACGACAACCGCTTTGCCACGCGACCCTCGCCTTGCTGGTGTTCCATTCTCGCCAGGTTTGCCACTTATTCCAGGCGCTATTAACCCAGTACGCGAAGATGGTCGTCCTGACCCACGCCGCTATGAATTTCTCGTTGCTCAGAATATAAATGTTTCTGAAACTCGTCTCGTTCCATTTAAGACTTTGCGCGCTGCTGCTGACCAAATTGACATCTTGCGCCGTTGTATCGAAGTTATGAAGGCAAAAGTTACTGGCTTGGAATGGGATATTGTCCTAGGCGAGGACGCAACAGAAAAAGTAATTGCCGATACTGGTGTCTCTCAGATTCGCGCTATGTCTATTGCCAAAGAGCAATTCGCGCCAGAGATTAACCGTCTTAAGCAGTTCTGGGAAATGCCAGACCCTTCTAATGGTCTTAACTTTACTGACTGGCTTGCTATGGCGCTGGAAGAAATCTTGGTTCTTGACGCATGGGCAGTATGGCCTCAGCAAAATGTCGGCGGCAAGTTAATGGGATTACAGATTCTTGACGGTTCAACTATCAAGCCACTTATTGACGACAGAGGTATGCGCCCGATGGCACCGCAACCCGCCTACCAGCAAATCCTTTATGGTTTCCCACGCGTTGAGTTTGAGGCACCAGATGAGTCAAGCGATGCTGATGGTGAGTTTACTGCTGACCAACTTGCTTACTTTATCAAGAACCGTAGAGCGATGACTGTTTACGGTTACTCACCAGTTGAGCGAGCATTAGCACTTGCTGATATTTATGTCCGCCGTCAGCAATGGTTGCGTAAGGAATATACCGATGGTGTCTTGCCTCAGATTATGTTTGAGACTGACGCTGACTTTGGTGGTAATCCAGATTTACTTCGCGCCTATGAAAATATCTTTAATGATGACCTCTCAGGTCAGACAGAGCAGCGTATGCGCGCTCGCGTATTGCCGCAAGGATTTAAGCCTGTCCAGTTTGAGGGTTATGGCGAGCGTTTTAAGGACACGCTAGACGAGTATCTCGTTAACTCTATTTGTGGTCACTTTGGCGTTCAGCCTTCTGAAATTGGCTTTGCACCTAAAGGCGGATTGGGCGGAGCAGGACACCAGCAAGGTCAAGCCGAGTCATCCGAAGTTATTGGTTTGGTACCGATGGCAGATTGGGTTAGCCGTATGCTTACCAGCCTGTCCTACAACTTCCTCGGTATGCCACGCGAACTTGAGTTTAAGTTAATGCCGAGCGCCCGTGAGAATACAGAAGAAAATGCAAAAGTCATGGACACTAAACTTAAGAACGGGCAACTCACTATCAACGAGGCTCGCGCTACCGAAGGCTTGCCTCTTATTGAGACACCCGAAGCCGATATGCCAATGGTTATTGCTGGCACTAGCGCTTTCTTCCTTTCACCCGAAGGAATTGTCCCTGTCAATCCTGCCGCAACTAGCCCAGAAGGAGAACCTAGTGGTAGCCAAACGAGTCAGCCTGCGAGCCAAAAGCCTCAAGAAAGCGGCAGCGCACAAGGCAGCCAAAAAAGTCAAAACCCGCAAGAAGAAGAAGTAAAATCTTTCTTAAAGTGGGCGCGTAAGAGCCGAGTGCGTCCGTTTAACTTTGAGCATTTAGAAGCCTCGTATGGAGATGTCTTAAATAAGTTTGTATTGACTGGCGACCTTGACGGCGCTCGCTGGTATGCAGAACGCTATCTAGGACTCTAACTTGCGCCCCGTTGAGGCAGCGCGTATTCGGTTAGCAGCGAAACACGCTGACAATATCCGTAAGGCTATGGGGCAGATGTATGACGCTCAAAAGATAACTTCTGATTTCTTTGAGACTCATCCTGCTGGCGGTCAGACAACCCCGACAGAAACCCGCTCATGGGCGCGCACTCATATTCGCCCCGACCATAAGCCACTCCTTAACGCCTTGCGCTTTCTCTATGCTGACGCGTGGGTATTAGGCGAAAAGAACGCGCTTGCTCAATATGGTTATGCTGTTGGTTTTAAGAAAGCAGACGCGCCTAACCCGAAAGATATTGCTCAGGCGATGGCAATTGACTGGAAAGAATGGGAGGCTGGCAACGCTGCTGCTGCCGCACTCCTTAGCCCACCAAGCGGATTACAAAGTATCTTAGATTCGCGCATGACAACTATTTCTTCTATTGACCAGACTTCCTACGACCGTCTTGGCACTAAGTTGGCTGACGCGCTCAACCAAGGGTTATCTAAAGAAGATACTGCCTCGCTTATCTCAGATGTCATTACCGACCCCGCTCGCGCCAATATGATTGCCGTCACCGAGTCAGCCCGCGCTACCTGCGTTGCCAGCCGCGATATGTATGAGTCGTTTGGTGTTGAGTATGTGGAATGGTTAGTGGCAGAAGGTTGCGAGGATTGCCAGCAGAATAGAGACGCGGGTCCGATACCGATTGACGCTACTTTCCCAAGCGGAGATTCTGAGCCACCTGCTCACCCAAACTGTATGTGCGACCTTGCCCCTTATGTCGTAGACACTCAAAATACAGGCGGTGGTGACGCGCTAGACGCTTCCTTTACCCCAATAGATGATGGTGGGGATAGCGGTGACTCTGGTGCTGCTGCCAACTTGCCAACTTCTTACGATGTGGCAGTTGCTTTAGACAAGTATGGTGACCTAAAGCCAGTAACAAATGTCAAAGATTTAACTGATTTGCAACTTTACCAAGCCCAGAAAGGCTTTAATAAAGAGGAAGGCAATACTGTGCTAACAAAAGATGAGATAGAAGCACTTAGAAAATATAAAGGTGACGGTTATATCTCTATCAACCAAGTTTTGCGTGGCAATTATGACGCAGGAATAAAACCGCCAGATGAAGTTAGAGAAGATAAAGCACTAGCCCGTGAGCGTACTAAGTTTATAGATAGCGCTATGGAAAAAGCACCTGCTTTGCCAGAGGATGTCGTTACTTATAGAGGCATACCAAGAGGTACAGTAAATAGATTAAATCTAAGAGAGATGACTCCTGGAACTATTTGGCATGATGAAGGCTTCAGTTCTACTGCTCTTACTGAATCTAACACTTTATGGTTTAGTGGCAGTAGTGTTATAGATGGAGTAGAAACACAGAGAGAAGGCAGTATGGTGGTAGAAGTAGTTAATCCTAAAGGTACAAAAGGCATTATGCTTGATGGACTAATGCAACCGCTTCAAAACCTTGAGGCTGGTGGCGGTGAAAGAGAATGGTTACTCCCACGCGGAACCCGTTTCCAAGTGCTATCTAATGACGGAAAAAGAATGAGAGTGTTGGTGATTAAAAAATGAGCAGTAGATTTTTAATGGATTCAGCAAGCATAGTAGTTGATTATGTTCCGCCAGTTAAGAAGTCAGTTACTTCCATTCTCAATAAGATGGGCGTTCCTGGACCTTTGGAAATGGCTCGCGCCTTCTCGCGCCTAGAAATCCTGCCCAACCCGACACCCCAAGACGACCAGAGTGGTGAAACAGAGAAGCACGTTGAGTCACCTTGGCAGAATGTCCCGAAACCCACTATTGACCCCAACGCTTGGGATAAGGCAGAAATTGCTCTTGTCCATTTCCAAGACCTAAAGGCGACTAATACCTACTGCAACCGCAAGAATGTGAAAGAGCATATTGAGAGCATGGGTGAAGCCATTACCCGTTACAGGTCATTTGCTTTGGTGGCAGAGATAGATGGTCAGGCGGTTATTATTGACGGACACCACCGACTCTTTGCTATGTGGCTGCTAGGATATGATAACGCCCCTGTCTGGTACATAAAAGTAGGAGAATAAAAATGCCTTTAGTTCATACTAATAACACCGTAGGCACTACGGGTCAAGTCGTTTACTCCGTACCCACAGGCAACCGACAAAATGTTCCTGTTTATGTAGACAACCTCGACACCGCACCTATTTGGATTGGTGACGCTGGTATTACAACTTCTGGTGCAACTCAAGGCATTAAGATTGCCTCTGGCGGAAGCCGTCAACTTTGGCTTAATGCTGGTGACCAGATTTATGCAGTTTCAGCAGCAGGTACGGGTGCAGGTTTAGTAATAGTTACCGCTTCGGTCTAAGGAGAAACAATGGATTTCACAACTTCGTATGCTGCAATTATTAAGCAGGAAAAGCAAGATGACGGCACAATGCTTGTCTATGGCAAGGCAACAGATGACTCTATTGACTCCGACAACCAAATTTGTGACGCTGGTTGGTTAGAAAAGGCTATGCCAGAATGGTTTAAGACTGGCGGCAATATCCGTGAGCAGCACTCAAATATCGCTGCTGGTGTTGCAAAAGAATTGGATTCCAAAGCAGACGGTCACTACATCTCCGCTTTGGTCGTTGACCCGACATCAGTCAAGAAGGTAGAGGCAGGCGTTCTTAAAGGCTTCTCTATCGGTATCCGCGCACCTCGCGTTGTCCGTGACAACAAGGCTGCTAACGGTCGCATTATTGACGGTCAAATCGTAGAAGTATCGTTGGTAGACCGTCCTGCCAACCCTAACGCAAAACTCATGCTGGCAAAGTCAGATGGGGGAGAGGTTGTGCAAGTGGAAGAAATGATTGAGCAAGAAAAGACAAGCGTTGCTGCAACTATTAAGGCGCTCGCTGGCGACTTGTCTAAATATGATGAGGCTGCTTACAACCAAGCAGTATCGGCTATCGCAACTCTCATCTCAACTGAAGCGCAAGAAATGGCGACTGAAGGTTCTGACGAGCGCGATGACATCGAAACTTTGCTTGACGCTCTCAAGCACTTATTTCGCTTCTATAAGGGCGAAGTCATGGAAGGCGAAGTTGCTGGCATGATGCCAACTGACGCTATTGCTGACGCGGTAAATGACGCACTTGGTCTTGCTGCTGAACCAGAGACAGTTAAGGGTGACGATTGCGATTGCGAAGGTTGCGCTTCTTGCGCTGCTCAAGGCGGTTGCGACAACTCTCCATGCTCTAAGTGCATGGGTGCTAAGTCAGCCGAAGCCGAAACAACAGACAAGTGCCTTGAGTGCGGTTGCCATGTGCCAGCCGACTCTCATGGTCGCACCGATGTCACAACTGCTGAAATGGTAACCCCAGATTCAGCCCCTAAGTCTTCTGAGCCATCCTCAGATGTAAGCCTTCCCAACTTCGACCTTGAAGCCGTAGTTGAGAAAGCCGTAAAGAGTGCAAAAGAATCAGTCCTAGAAGAAATCGCACTTCTGAAATCCGAAAAAGAGTCGGTAGAGCAGAAGGTTATCTCATTAGAAACTGAACTAGCAGCGGCAGAGGCTAAAGCAGTATCAGGTGGACCTAAGCGCACAGGAAAAGCAATGCGTTCTAACTCAGAGTTGGAAACTCTTGCTAACCAGTATCGTGCGAAGGCTGCCGTAACAACCGACCCAATTCTTGCCAAAGGCTATGCCGAGTTAGCAGAAGATTTTGCTATCAAGGCTGCTAAAGGCGAATAACCCTCTTTACGAAAGGAAACAAGATGGCGCAAATGCCTCGCGCAACTGACCTCTTTGGCGATGTTGATTCAGCCAAGAAGTCAGCAAAGGCGATGGATTCCTACCTTGGAGAACTTAGCAAGTCGTTCTCTAACCCATCAACCGTTCCAGGTCAGGCTCCTGCCGTTGACCCAGTATCGGCTTTGGAATCACTCGCAGTAAACAAGTCCCTCGCACCAGAAGCACTTGGTGCTCTTAACCAAGCCATTTCCGTACAACGTCAAGCAACTGCTGACATTGTTAAGGATTTGACTCTCACAACCCCACTTTCAACTTCTTTCGCAGCCTTCGACCTCGAAGCACCCGCTAAGTTGCTCACACCACGCCCAACGCCTCTCCGTAACAAGATTGTGCGTAAGAAGGGTGTCGGTACTTCACACCGCGTAAAGCGCATCACAGGTTACACAGGTACAGGAACTGGTGGACAAGGAAATATCTTCCCTGGAATCACCGAAACTTCATACACCGCTTTTGGTCAAATCAACTACGAGCGTGGTCCAAAGATTTCCTACACCGCAGACGACCTAGTTTTGCCTTACAACTCATACTCACTCTCTGATAGCGTTTCATTTGACGCTAACTTCTCAGGTTTGGGATACCAAGACCTTCGTCAGTTGTCATCTACCTCTACCCTCTACGCAACTATGTTGATGGAAGAGCGCATGATGCTCATGTCACGCGGAACTGCTAGCGGATACTCAGGCGCACTTGCTGCCCCAACAGTCACTCTCGCTGCTGCTAACGCCGCTGGTTCACAGGTCGGTCTCGCCGCCTCAACAACCTTCTATGTCTATGTAACTTCTGACGCTGGTTCATTCGGTGAGTCTGTCCTTTCGACAGTAGCCTCACAAGCAACCTCATCAGGTTCACAAGTCATTACCATTACCGCTAGTGCAGTAACAGGCGCTCTTGGTTACAAGGTCTATGTCGGTACAACTACTGGTGCTTCTAATGCTCACTTCGTAGGTCGCTTTACTGGCACAACTGCAACTCTCCAAGGTGCTGCTTCTACCAACACACTTGGTAACAACCTTGTCTTTAACACCACAGGAACACTCGCAAGCACAATTTCTGCTGATACCTCTGCTTTCGCAACAGGTTATGACGGAATCTTGCCTACCGTTCTCGGTGCTAACTCAGGTTACAACAACGCAATCAACACAACTTTCAGCACCAGCAACCCTGGTGTCGAGTTCCAGAATGTGTTCGCAAGCCTCTACAACTCGGTTAAGGCTGACCCAGATGAGATTCTTCTCAATGGCGCAGACCGCAAGCAGTTGTCAGACGCTATCAAGAACGGCTCAACTGCTAACTACCGTATCAACCTTGCTCAGACTGATACTGGTGACTATGTTGGTGGCGCAACTATCGGTGCGTTGCACAACGAAATCACAGGTAAGTTGGTCAACTTGACCGTCCACCCATGGTTGCCACAGGGCGTTGCTCCTGTCTTGTCCTACACCTTGCCAATTCCTGACACAGAGGTTTCTGATGTTTGGGCGGCAATTAACGTTCAGGATTACATGGGTATCCAATGGCCTGTAACTCAGTTCGCATACGAGTTCAGCACCTACTATCGTGGAACATTCTTCTGCTACGCACCTGCTTGGAACGGTGCAGTATCAGGTATCGTTTCTGCGTAATCGGTAACTAATTGAGGGGGGGAGTCTTTATGGCTCTCTCCCTCTTTTACTAGGGGGGAAAGATGGCACGATTAGTAGCACCAGATAAAGGCGTAAGAGAAGTTGGTATGACAACCAACTCCAGCAAGACTCTTTACAAGCCTGACCGAGGCGGAATCTATAATGTAGAGAACGCTCGTCACGCGGCACAGATGAAGGCAGAAGGTTTCTTTGAGGCGTCACTCATGGGTCCGACAACTGATAACTCAGTTGGATTCTTATGTAGTGAATGTGGATTTAATGGGTGGTTTAGAAAGTGTGGTCGTTGCGGTCACGAAAGCAGCGCACTACCAAGAGACGGGGAATAAATGGCAACAGGAGTCAGCAGTATTACTCACCAATTCAGTACCCCATACCTGACTCTTGCTGAGTTTAAGAACGCCCCAACGGGCATAGATATAGACAACTTAGTTGTCGGCGGAAATGCAGCAGCCCAAGACGCAGAACTATCTAATGTCATCTCTCGCGCTTCTTCTTGGATAGACACTTTCTGCAACCAAGTTCTAGCAGCGACAACCGAGACAGAAAGCCAGCGCACCCGCATTAAGGCTGACGGCACTATCGTTCTTCATCCCCGCTATAACCCTGTCGTTGCTCTTACTGCTTTCTCGTATGGAGATGTCATTAACCAGATGGTGACAGTTTCCGACCCTTCGGTGGCATGGATAGAAGACCACCAAATCATCGTTCCTTACGCAAGCCTCTCCACCACCTACTCATCTCAAGGTCCACTCCAATTCGGTTTCCCTATGACTGCTGGTGTCCAAACATTCGTTAAATACACTTATGTCAATGGTTACGCGAATACTTTAATAGCGAGCGCCACCGCGAGCGCCACTTCACTCACCGTCCAAGACGCAACGGGAATCTACGCAGGTCAAATGCTCAAGATTTATGACGGTGCTAACTCAGAAAATGTCACCGTTGCTTCGACTTATACCTTTGGTTCGACAACCGTCCCACTTACAAGCGCACTTGCTTACACTCACTCTGCTGGTATTGCTATTTCCGCTCTACCACCTGCCGTCAAGCAAGCAGCCGTTCTTGCAACAACTGCTTTTCTTAAAGTTCGCGGTGATAACTCTTTGACCATGATGGTTTCTAGTCATCCAAGCGAGAGTGTCGCTGGCGGTCAGCATATTGGCGAGGATTTGGCTATCGCGCAAGAACTTCTCTTGCCTTACCGAAGGATTAGATAGTGACTCGTTCCGTAGTCAGAAGTGCCGTTGCCTCTTGGATTTCGCAAGCCAGTATCACGGGATTAAACCAAGTCTTAACGACTTTTCCCAAGCGCATTAACTTCCAAGTCAATAGCCAACCTGGACAACTATCTCGCGCTGCTGGTGTCGTCTTTATTTCTGGTGAGCGTGAAAACCGTATTGCCGTTGGCGGTGCGTCTAATGGTTGGAAAAGAACTGATTACGATGTGGATTTCCAAGTCTTTCACCATTCGTTAGAACCTGACGCAGTAGACGCTATGACATCTTTCGATACCCTGATAGAAGCAATTAAGACCCAACTTCGCGCTGGCGGACATACGCTAGGATACGCAGATAACACCATCATTTGGGAAGCGGCAGAACCGTCTATAAGCGTTACCTATGGCGAACCCGCAACCGTAAACGGCGGTGCAACGGAAACGTGGGCAAGTGTAAGATTTACCGTAACCCAGATGATACAAGCATAAGGAGAACCCGTGAGCAAGTTCCAATACAACGGAGAAGATGAGCGCGTATTTCCAACGCTCGGAATCACCGTAAAACAGGGTGACAGTTTTGATGCCCCAGATGATTTTTCTGCTTTCGGGGTATCCTCTGCTACCGCAAAGAAGTCTGCCGCACCAGCGGTTGATACCACTCCGTCAGCCCCGTCTGACTCAACCGCAAGTGAGGTGAAGTAATGTCCGTACAAAATACACACCGTAGTTACCTCGGTATTGCTAAGGAAACTACAAAGGGAACACCAGTTGCTCCAACTGACTTCATCCCTGTCTTGGCGTCTAAGTTAAAGCCAGTTGATATTTATATGCCTTTGTTTGACGAAGGTTTGCGTGGTTCGCTCGTCAAGAACTACAACTATGTCCAAGGTCGCGGATATTCGACCTTTGACTGGGGTGGACCTGTCTTTCCTGACACTATTGGCTACACCCTTGCTGGCTTGCTTGGCGATGTCGCAACTACTGGTGCATCTGCTCCATACACTCACGTTATTGCTCTCAAGAACGCAAGTGCTACTGGTGCTGACGCTCAGCCAACTGCTTTTACTCTGACAGATTTCTATGCTGCTCAGGTACGCGCGTATGCGGGTGTCCAAGTCCATGACTTCTCACTTAAGTTCACCGCAGAAGGTCTTTTGGATTATGACGCAAAGGGAACAGGCTGGAACTCAGCAACCGCCTCAACTCCAACTCCTTCATTCTCAACCGTCACACCAATCCAGACATGGCAAGCAACTGTCACTATTGCGGGTACTCAGGTATCTAACGCGGTAGACGGCAATATAGACATGAAGCGCACCGTCACTCCTGTCTTTGGTATTGCTGCTACTCAGAACCCATATCAAATCTTCCTTGGCGCTCTAGAAGTGA